GGTGGTCATCGTCAGATAGTCCTGCTAAGCCGCCGTGATGAACCTGCGCCCCATCTCCTCCGGAGTGGTCGTGAGAATCACCATTCGTCACTCCCTTGGCTATAGGGGCATAGAGCGTGTCCAGATAAGTCTTAAGAGTCGCCTTGAGGTTCGACCAGGTCAATCTCTTCTGGCCAAATGATGCAGCACTATCGAGAATTTCAAGCTCGTCCGCGTCAACCGGAGTGGATTTAGAGGTAGCGGCGTGCCATGTTGCCAGGAGTGTCGCTTTCAGATTAGCCCAGGTTAGCTTTTTTAATCCATAGCTGGCCGCACTGTCTAGCAGGCTAACCTCGTCTGTGTCTACTGGAGTCGCCTTTGAGGTAGCGGCATGTGCTGTGCCGGTCGTGATGTCTGCCCCAACTTGAGCTGCCGTTGTGCTGTGGGGGTTGCTGGTGCTCGCCAGGTGGGTATCTATGGTGGCATGAGTATTCGAGCCTTTGTTGGCTAGATTTACGTGATTGATTTGTGCCCCATCACCACCATTGTGATCGTGCGAATTACCGTTGGTGACCCCTTGTGCGGATGGCGCGCAGGTATTGATGCTATCCCGGACCGCTTTTTCGCTTGCTGCCCGAGCATTTGTCCCAGGATTTCCGACAGACGTGGCCAGATCCTCAGTCCCTGCCGCAAACATCCAGATATTGCTGGCAGGAATTGTTGCGCCCGCAGCAGGCACGTAGACGACGCCAAGGATTGCTCCCGCGGGTATGCTTTCAGCCGGAATGGGAGATGTATAGCTCTTCCAGTTGGCGAGGTTCTTCGGGTCTTCAATAGCCGCCGGTGTGCCCTTGGCTACCTGGGCATCGCCTGACGCATCCCGGTAAATGACATCGATTCGAGGATAAGTTGCGTGTGCCGTATCGATTACAGCAGTGTCCTCGGCCACATCAACGGGCACGCCCGCAATCCGAATCCGTCCGGCCTGGACCGTGACGTTCATCGATGCGGGCTCGGTCGGCAACAGCCGGTTGCCGCTCACTACGCCAGTTCCCCGGCTGGCCCGTGATAATGCCTCGGTGTGGGTAGTGAGGATGCACTGATTTTTTAGGGGAGAAAGATAGTCAACATCAACCAAATTAAATCACCTCGGCCAATATCGGAAATACCAATTCCATAGCCGCTTAAGCAGTCCCATTGATCGGCACCAGCTTTACCGGGCCCACGCTGACCGGGAGAGCATCCGAGAACGTGTTACAGAAATCGAGCCATCCTTCTGGCATTGTGATGGGCTGCGTAATGTTCAGGTAGCTCCTGATCATCAGCTTGCCAACTGCATCCATTTCTTCAGCCGTTAGCGGCCTGCCTTTATCGGTGCTGTAGATCCTTCCTCGGAAGGTAGCGTTTCCGTCCATCAGGATCAGGCTATCCAGGCTCTCAGCTCCATCATCGCCAATCGTCAGCGATACTTCGGAGGACCCAGAGAAATCGCCGGTTATCTTTGTGGCCTGGTAGCTATGCTTATATCCGGCTCCGGATGCTTTCACTACATACTGGTTCTTGTAGCCGCCTCTGGCACCGGATACAATGTAGCTGGAGCTGAACGTCTGCGTAGCTACATCGGTCCCCCATTTCCGAGCCGCCTGGTAGACCACAGAGGCATTTTCTGCTATGGCAAGATCCGAGGCCTCCGGGGAGTCGTGGCGTGTGTAGAGATCGCCCTGGCCGGCAATGGACTGCTCGATTATGTTTGCCTGCCCCGATTCCCCGATGGCCACAATTGCCAGGATGAGGCAGATGATAGCGAGGAATAGAGAAGCATAGAAGTACTTCTTAAAGTCATCAGGTGTAAAAATCTTCATGCTGCCTCCATTGGGCAGGATCACTGCTGGTCGTTCAGGGCTTTGGTGCAGGAGTCCAGCTTGGTATCTGTCTCTTTGAGCTTAGCCTGCAACTCTTGGTTTTTGCGGTTAGTTTCCGCCAAGGCATTCCGTGTATCTCTCAGCTCTGCCTGCAGGGTGGCGTTAGACTTTCCACCTTGCCAAAGCTGGTATGCCAGCCAACAGAAAGCTATAGCCAGCACAATGAAAGCTAGGATCGTCCACATTTAGCTACCCTCCTTCTTAGTGGTAGCCTGCCCGATTGCATCGGCGAGGCTGGATTTCTGAGCGAGAATTGCCTCCACTGCTGGTCCAAGGGCTTGCAGGTCAGTCCAGATCTCTTCTGTTTTGGAGATAATCATCTTCAGCGTCTCTGGATCGTTGCAGGTGCCATTTTTCGAGGCTGCATAGATCAGAGCCAGGAAGTCTGCAATATCCCCGATAGTCTCAATAAACTGTGCCTTGATTGTCAGGTATCGCTTGCCGGTAAAAACAGCGGCAGCTAGGCCGGATATAGCAATCAGTAATGATGCTAACTGCTCAATGTCAATGTCCATCAAAATTACTCCTTATGTGGTGGTGATTATTTTCCCATCAGCGTCTACCAGGATGGGCGTTACCGTGCCATCGAGCTGCTTGCCGCAAATGACTACCCGCAGCTCTCCGGTGTCCTCGCATTCCGGCGCCTTGGGATGACCGTCGCTAGTCTTCTTTCCGTAAATTTGAGCCATGAACATCTCCTAGATCGTAATCGCCGTCAGGTGGCGTTACCTAGAAAATGATAGATTTTTTCAAGCGCAATAGAAAACCCTGAACGGATGAGAATTATCTTCCAGGTCCACCGCATCTGAAACATCCTTAACATAGATATCGATCGTCGTTCCCTGGTGCTGGTCGGTATATCTGATCTGATCCCCGATGTGCAGCGCCGCCTCGGTGTAGACGTTGTAATTGGTCTCCATATAAGCGCTGCTGCCATGAGGCTTCGGCACCACGCGGGTTTTCGGGAAGACCACTACTGTTATGGGCCGCAGTACTTCGCATTCAATGAGTATATTGCAGTCCAGACCTTCGACTGAAACCTCCGGCAGCTCAGACAGGTCTACAGTGCTGTTCAGCTTGCCCGCCTCGGTGAACTGCAGCACCTCGTCGCCCAGAGATATGCTGCCTTCTAGCACTGCATGGCCTGCGACCGGCGAGACCGTGATGGCCAGCCTGAAGGGCTCCGATGGAATATTGTCAGCCAGCTCCAGCGCCGATATCAGGCCATCATAGAGAGCCCATGGTCCGGTCACGACCTGGAAGGCCGCTGCCTGGATGAACTCATCGAAAAAGCCGTCATCCATCGAGCGCCTCTATCATTTTGTTCCGTTCGACCAGCTGCAGTCTGGCTGCCATCATCGAAGCAAACGGCCCCGCCTCGCCCGCCTTGGTTAGCCTCTTGTACTCATCGAAATAGACACGCTCTAAGCCGGCCTTCTGCTGTGGTGTAAAATTGTATTTCTTCGATTGCCTGAACATCAGTAGAATCCCCCGAACGAATGATTATCATGCTGCCCTATCCCGAACTTGAGCGGCCTTGGTGCAGACGAAGACGCCCTGGGAGTCAGTGTCGGGCTCTTTGCTCTGGCCAGCAGAGCTTCGGCCTTATCGCGCCAGTTCTTGGCCTTTTGTGACAGCGATACCGATGAGCCGCCCATGCTCTTGTCTACCATATCGGCATAGTAGCCAGCTATAGTCTCGGCACAATATGCGGCAGCCAGGAGGGTGTTGCCGCTGGCTCTGGCCAGGTTATACTCAATCTCATTATCCGTTATGAGCGTGAGGCTCTTTGTCTTACCTAGCTCCAGCCGGACGGCATCAACCGGCACCGTTGCCGGATTGCCGGTGTAGGTGGATTCGGGTTCGGGATCGGCCATATTATTATTCTCCTTTTAGTCTATTATGGAAAAAATATGTAGGAGTTGACCTAAGTGAGGTCATTCCAAAATACGAGAAGTTGGTCGTCTGAAGTGTCGGTGCCTTCTGCATTGGTAATCTTCCCGGCAGCTACGGTGAACTCGCTTGTGAGGTCTGCAATGGTGACTACTGATGCAGCCGTTGAGATGTGCAGGACCTTGACGAGCTCATCCCCGACGGCGATACCAGAGATGACGTGATCGCCAGCAGCCCCGCCAGCTAGCAGAGAGATCTGCGAGAATCCGCCCGCCAGCTTGGTCTTGGTGACGGAATCTGGCTGTAGGGCGGAAGAGCCCAGGGCCACGACCTCAGCCTTTACGGTGTTAAAAACGATCTTGCCGACGGTGGCCGATTTGACCTTGATCCGGCCAACGATCTGCTTGAGCTGATCGGTTCCGGTCGGGCCTGTAAGCGTCCAGCTACCTGCGGTGGCAGCGTCCAAGTAGACCGGATCTCCGACTTCGCCTGCGTTGGTGTTCAGGCCGGTTAGCTCCTCGATGTCTGAGGCGAGGGATGTCTCTGAGCCGCCGTTGATTTCGCTTGCTATGAGCTGTGCAGGCTTGCCGCTTGTATCGGCATCTGCCTTCTCGACGGTGAAGACATCATTGGCTACATTGTAGCCGGTGATGTGCAGGAGATCTCCCTTTGCCAGTGCAACAGCGCTGTAGACAGTGAACTTGCGAGTTGTGAGGTTCAGGGCATTAATCTCTTCGGCAGTAGCCGTTATTTCCACCAGACTACCGCTCGCGCCTGGAAGGAACAGCCTCTTTATTTTCCCCTTCCCAAAGATTAGTAGATTCTTTACGCCTGCCATACCGCCGGGCGTATTGTGAAGCATGTAATCAGGTTTTTCATCCGCCATGTAATTATCACCTCGTAAAAGGTTTAGTGGCAGAGCCTAATAGGCGGTGCCTGCTGCTGCTTCGGCGCTAATGGCATTATCCATGAAGAGTCCCAGATCTGGGCCGACGAGAACCGGTTGGTAGCACTGGAAGCCTTGAACCAGCTCGACATGCTTCTCCAGGTCGGGTACTCTCTCGATTGCCAGGTCTACTCCGCCCGGCACGTCCATATCAAAGTTCCGGCTAACGAGCATACCGGAGTTGGCGCTCATCAGGCCCGGTTCGTCGATGTGCCCGAGCCATATTCCCTGGCTGTCGAAGATATAATCCAGCACTATGTCAGCTACGGCTACATTCTCTTCAGATGTAGCATACTTTGCCCCGGCTACAACGATCTTGGGTAAGCCTAGAGCACGGGCTACAATGTCTTCCGTCAGCTCGGACAGTGCTATGCCGGGTGTGGCATATGAAGCGAACCAGTTCAAGAGTTCTGGATGAACTCGCAGAGTCTCAAAGACCGGCTTGCTCATAACGCAAAGATTTGGCTCCATTGCCTTTCTGTCGAGGGCTATTTTCAGTGCCTTGAATACTTCCCTGGGCTGGCTGCCTATCTTGTCGAATTGCAGAAACTTCTTGGTGGCTGGATCGACCTCTGCTTCCTCGTCGACTCCTGAATAATCTAGGCCCCACACGCCAGCCTTGAAGAACTTCTCTGCTATGACGATTTCCTGTTCCATCATCAATGTGTTTGTGACGAGTTCTGTGCTGGCCCGATCGAGGTTTATGCCGGGATCGGCGACGCCCATGAGATGAGATGGCAAAGGATACTGCACAGCAGTCCAATCGAGCTGATATGCTAATGGACTGTCGAGTGCCATTCTCGCCTGGTCTGGGGTGGTGCCGGGCTGCCACTTGCCTGCCCACCGTCTGTACCAGGTATCTTTCCGCCATTTGTAGACAATACCGGTTATCTGGGTTGCGGCGAATACCGGGAACCATTTTCTCGCCACGAACTGATTCTGAGAATTCATGTATGCGTGGGACCAGTCGGTTTCTGCACGAGCTACATGAATCTGAGAAACGTCTATGTCCGGGCCTGCCTTATGAATTAAGGATGTCCTGGGTAATAGATCTACCATAAGATAATCAACTCCTGAAAAATTTGTTTAGGCCGGGTCAGAGATCGTTGCATAGGGCTCAACATCTACCAGGGCAATCCCACCCTCGTCCGCTGCCTTGACACAACGACCGTAGAACGCGGCGCCGTCTGCGGTTACGGCTATGCCCCTGCCGCCTGCTGCGGTGCCCACAAGATCGTTTATATCTAGACCGCCCGCACCAGCGATGACCGGCACTCTTCCCTGTTTCACTACTACTATGGAGAGTGGATTGGTGGCGCTTGCCCCCTCGCCGCCCCGCAGTATAACGCCCGCGGCTTTTTCAGCGCCCGTGACAGTCCGAGCAAACTTGGCCCCCTTTCCCACCACGTAATCCACCTGGTAGACAAAATAGCCCTGATAACCCGCCTGACTCTCCTCTGTGTAGCCCGGTATGGTATAATGGTATTCAAGCACCATTTAGACCAACCCCTCTTTGTACTCATTGGCCTCCAATTTAGCTAACTCAGGATGCTGTTTTCTGATCAGGGTCCTTGCAGTTGCAAGGTCCATCGGTTTGTCGGACTTGGCGACGAGAGATTTAGCCATGGCATTGATCTGCCCGGATGCAGAATCGGGGGATTGTACGAAGCTGTTGTATCCCATCTGAGTGCCCAACATGGTCATGGCTTCCTTCCGGGCGGCGTTGGCCTGCTTGAGAGTCTTGAGTATAGCAGTCTTGGCCTCGCTGTCCATATTGGAGTCTTCCAGGGATTTCAGGATGGTAGCTGTTTCTTTGGTGTTGCCAAGCGCACCCAGGTGCTCCTTGGCGATCTCTTCCAGCTCCCTCTTGCGGATGGTCACTATCTGCCTATCCAGAGACTTGCGGAGCTTTGCGTTCTCCTCGGCCAGAGGCTTGACTGCCTTCTGTACCGCGCCGGATACCATAGCCTCGATATCCGCCTTAGTGACCTGGCCCAAACTGGACCCGGCCCTTGCCCCAGCGGGCTTGGTCTTCATCAATTTGATACCTTCCTCGGATTTTTGCATTGATTTGAAAATCAGGAACTTACGATTATTAGCCGGAGAGCCGACTAACGATATTTCATCCAAATTTAAGTTTTTGAGATTGTACGGCATGGTATTACCTCATCATCAGAATGGAGTCCGTTCGCCTTGGCCAGCGATAGAGAAGCCAGTTATCTCGCCCTTCTTGATGGCCTGCCATATTCCTGGGTCATGCACTTTTACCCCCAGGACCCAAGAACCTTTACGGACTTTTTGACCGTTGCAGGAAAAATCAGTTGGGGCTATGTAGCTCTCGATGATGTCTGCCTTCGCCGGGCCTTCATGCTCCTTGTTGATCTGCTGCGAGGTCTGCATGAAACTATGACATGCCTTGCGAATTTCGGATTCCGATAGACGGTCTCCCTGGAGGTCAATTACTCCGGGTTCGGACACGATGCCATAAACGATCTGTCGATCGCTCTTCATGATGGGCACCCGGAAGGACTTGGTTATCTTGCCCGGCTCTTCCTCTTCATCGTCTTTCAGGAAGTCTGGCTTTTCGTCCTCGTCCTCATCGGCCTTCTCGGTCGGCTCCTCGTCCGGCAGCTCTTCTTCTTCTGGCTCGTCGTCCTCCTTCTTCATCGACTCGTCATGCTGCGCCAGGACTTCCCGAATCTGGTCTATGAGCTCGCCTTTGCCGTCGTCCTTGTCCGGCTCCGGCTCGTCATCCATCCCGGCCTCGACTTCGCCTTCGGCTTCCTCGTCGTCCTCCGCGGTCTCCTCTTCGGGGGATTCCTCGCCTTCGTGTTCTTCGAGAGCGTCAGGATCGTGCTCCCGTAACCACTGCTCCAGGGCGGCGTTGTGCTTCTGCTCGTCTTCCTGGATGGCCTGCAGAATCTCCTTGAGCTTGGGGTCCTGCACGGATTCGAGGGCCTGTCTGTATGCCGCTATGCCCCCGGACTCGTCTTGCAGTCTTTCCTTGACGAAATCGGAGTCGGAGCCTGCCTTTTGCATCTCCCCTTCTTCATCGTCTTCCTTTTCCATGAGTTCATCTTCATCTGGTTTCATCGTTGAACCTCCTAATCTAGGAGTGTGGACTTGCGAATAGTCCAGGGACTTTTGAGAATGTGAAAAATCATTATTAGGTGGCATTCGCCCCGGTCTCCGTGAAAGAGATCTGCCGGTTCGGTGGGCTTCGGGTTTCGTGCCATGATAGCCGCCAGAAGTCGCTTGTATGTGCGATCGTAATCCAGCCAGTCCAGGCCGCGGCTCTCGCAGTAATGCCGTTCGTAGGACGTGGCCTTTCGGTGCGCCCCCGGATACTTCATCCCGGCCAGCATGAATCGCAGCTCTGCCGCTTCGTGTTGCATGATGGCGTTATGCATCCAGAGAGGGATAGAAGGGTCTATGTAGACTGTCAGGCCGTCCCTCGACCGCCCGGCTATGCCGTCCCTTAGCGGAGCTATCCTTATCTGCGTAGAATCGCCACCAGAAGAGTAAGATATATATCTTAGTAAAATCTATATAAATAGCATATGAGCACTGAGCGATTCAGGTTCAAGGATTACAAGGAGTATCTGCCCGGCGAGCAGACCACGCTGGCCGCCTTCGATCAGCAATACCTAGCTGCATCCGCACCCAGCCGCTTGAGCTCCTCCCAGTCATCGACCAGCGCCCGGCTTCTGTAGATCATTTCTAGCCAGGCCTGGCGGGCATCCGTTTCTTCTTCCGTCATGCTCCGGCCTTCTTCTTGCGTGGCTTGCGCTTCGGCTTCTCCGTCCGGATCTCGACGGTATCGGATGTGCTGGCGGTGTAAGTCCAGTAGCCTCTAGCTTTCGACCACATTAATTACCACCGCGATAGCCTGCCATGATGGCCCGGAAAAGTTGACGCTCTCCAGCCGCCCATAATTCGCGTGAAATTTTCATCATTTCCTCCACGTCCTTTAATAGTTCGTCAATTTCCGCCCGCAGAGCTGCCTCATCGTCTTGCATCCTTTGCTGACATTCAGCGCTATGCCGTGCGCCCATTGGAGACCATTTTCCGCATGCCGGGCATTTGATATCGAGAACCGAGTAATCTCTTATTTTGTCACTAAACCTAATGTTTATGTCAAGATCCGCCATTATACCGCACCTCCGATATAGTGCCCGGCCCCAGCATAGCGGTCTTCATTGAGATCTTCCAAGAAATGAATGCAATGCGGATGGAAAACATTTGCGTCTTTTGCATCCTGTAGCGATGGATGCTCTTTCGACTTGCCGGATATACTCACGATCTTCCCCGCCCAGTCTCTGCACGCCTGACAGCTATTCGCTCGGACCTCTCGGGAGATCATGGCCAGGTCGTTGCCTCTGCCGTACATGGCATTCTCCACGGCCAGGTTGAACACGTTCCTGGCAGCCGTTATGGCCAGCATGCTGATGTAGTCGGCCAGGCCCAGCTCCTTGCCGTCAATGGTCTTGTGCCCAATCAGGCCGCCCCGGAGCCCAGTGTAGTCCGGCTTTTTCTGTGATAGAGCTGCCTTGGTCCGGCGTTTTTCCGCTTCGGCCAGGACTTCTTCGATGTGGCGGCCTATCTGGGCATCGACTTCCCGGAAGCGATTGAACTCCAGGATTGCCATTGCCTGAGCAGCTTTGCTGTGCGGTCCCTGGAGGCTGGAGGCCTTCGATCCGGCCAGGTAGAGGCCCGGTATGGCCACCCCCAGCCACGAGGCTGCATTTTGCAGCAGCCCGCGCCTGATCCGACCAGTCTCGGCCCTCATGCGGTCCGGCTGCTCCATGTTCCGGCTTATGGCCGCTTCGATCTCCTTTTCGCCTTTCCGGTAGAGCAGAGCGATCGCGGCGGCAGTCTCCTTTATGCGCTTGCGCGGGTCCTGCTCTTTGGCCTGGGCCTTCACGACTGTCTGGATTGGCGCTTCCGGGAGAGCTGCGATCAGGTCTTCCATCGGCCTGCCGGACAGCCGCCAGAGCAGGCGCTTAAGAGCGACCACATCGTATCCCAGGGCAGCGGCCTGCCGCCAGAAGTCGGACGTGAGGAAATCGTATCTCTGCTGATCGGTCAGGTTCGGGAGGCTGGAGAGATAGCCGGTTTCACGAACGAGGGAGAGGAGTTCATGGTTCATGACGTTACCAGTATCGCATCCAGCGCACTTTTACCGTCCAGGAGGCTCTCGATCGGGCTGTCGCCATGCTCCTGGAGCTTTTCCTGCGTTTCCTGCTCAATGTACTCGGGCAGGCCCATGTTCTTGATGATCGCGTCTCTTATGCCTGCTTGCTTGGACATGTCCCACCCGGCCTTTTCGAATAGGCTAAGCACCGCCACTATATCCTGGGTGTTGAGCGGCACGAGAGGATCATAGACTATGCGAGGCCTCTGTTGGCCTTTCTCGAATTCGATTTGAGGATTTAGCCTGAATAGCTGCCTGACGGCCTGCTGATTGATGGATTCCTGGAAGCTGGTGAGCGTTGCTGCCACGGCCAGGGTAAAGTTGTCCGTTTTGTCCCTGGAGAGAGCCAGGCTGCCCGTTCCACCCATCCCGAGGGCCTGGAACTCGGTCATCGTGGCTATGAGGATAGCCTTGGCCTCGGCTTCGATAGCCCCGGTGATGTGGCCGATGATATCGGCATTCTGTGAGGGCTGCAAGAATCCGACTTTGATCTGAGGCTGACCGTTCTGGTCCCAGACCTGGGGAGTGATGATCCATTTCTGGGCATCCTGGGTGATGTTGGTCATCATCTCGACCAGGGAGTTGTAGGACGCCAGAGCATCAGTCACATTCTGGCCCGGCTTCGCGCCGCCTGCACTCGCTGCAGCAAAAGCTGCCGGTGCATTTGCTATGATGGCCGGGGCCTCTACCCAGGGGATACCTGCACCGCCCCGTTCTGCAATGACGTTGCGGAGGTCTTCCATGACGGATTTGGTCCGCCAGCTCCTCCAGACCGTCCGGAGGATTGACCGGCCTTCAGGCGAGTCCTTGCCGGGCTCAGCTCGGAGGTTGATGAGCTTCTCGATGGGAATGAATGTGGTCCGCCAGTCAGGGGCGGCCAACTGGGTGAATCCCAGGAGCCGGGTAACGTCCTGTGGATCATAATCCCAATGGAGGATTGAATCAGGCGACCTGAAGGCGAAGTTCTGCCAGCCTATAGCCCCGTCGTCGTACTCGGATGACTGCCTGTCGTCGTCCTGCTCGCCATTGCGCTGCTTGAAGACCTTTTCGAATGGCGCGAAACCGAATTGGAGAGTGGGCTTGGCTGCTGTGGCTATGATGGTCTGCCAGGTATGCTGCATGTCGTCCATGCAGGTCTGCAGGAATTCTGCTGAGCCGTTCTCCTCGTTCCGGTCGTCTCCAGGATCTACGTGCCAGTTAGACCGGCGGATGAAGAGGGAATAGGCATTGAGGGCCGAGCCGACATATGCGTCATTGCTACCCATCTGCTCATAGACGAGCCACAGTTGGCGGCCTTGTAGCTCCGGCCGGAAGTCTCGACGAATCCAGCCGGGGAGGTAGTACTGTAACCCAGTTCTGCCGTACTCTCCTTGACCCACCACAGCCCTGGGGCTCTGATGGAACTGCGGATAGATGCCTCCGGCCACGGCTGGAGCAGCTTTCTTAACGCGATTGCTGTTTTTCATGGCGATTCCCGGTATTCCAGCTTGTAGTCGCAGGCCTTCTCTTTCCGGACTACTGACAGGGCGACATCCAGAAGCGGTATGTGCATGATCATTGTCTTACCACGCGCGTTTTTTTGTGGCTCCACCGAAGGTGAGCTTCGGCATCTCAAAGATATTGTTCGGTGCAAAAGTGAGCATAATGGCATCGGCCCGGTCCGGACTGTGGCCGAGGCGCTTCTTGGTCTCTTCCTTTTCTTCTATCTGGATCTGGCCCTTCCCGGTGATCTTGTATAGCGGCGCTGCCAGATCTCCGAGAAGGTCTTCGTCCGACGGGAGAGCCAGAGGTTCGGGGTTCTTGGGGTCCAGCGCTTCCCTCAGAGCCCACCAGAGCTCAGCTCTGAGGTTGATGTAGACTTTGTTCTTGTCGTCATCGACTACATCCGAGGCAGATCCCACGTTGACGGCTATTACCGGCGCTTTGGCCGCCTTCAGAGCATCGACCACACCAGCGCCCATGCCTATGACATCAACCTTGATGTGCCTGGCCTTGAACTGCCTGGATGTTACCAGACACTCTCCTGCTACTTCCTGGGTATCTTTGCCAGAGTAAACCTGAAGAGGGTAGATCTTCTGCCCCTGCCTGGGAGCTATGACGGTCAGATCTGAGCCATAACGGGCCACATCCACACCCAGCTCATATGATCCCTGGCCTTCGGTATCCTCCCAGCGGGCCATGGCTGCCTCAATCCATGCAAGCGGTATGACGTTATTTTCGCCCTGAGTTGGGAAATTCCCGGCCACGCGGGCCTGATAAGCGGGATGGTTCTTGCCCCAGGCTTTGAGCCTGCCTGCGGCCCATTCTGGGGTGATCAGGTGCGGATGCGGCCAATTGAATGTGCCGTCCGGATTCTTTGGGGCCTTGTCTTTCCATGCCCCGGTTTCGAGGTCATCCTCTGTTGTGCCGAACTTGGTAAAGTTCGGCGTGTCCCAGGCAGCTATGTGGAATGTCTTCCAGCCAGATTCTCGGTGGGAGCGGTAGAACGTGCCGCCTATGAGGGTGGGGTTTCCGAGCAGGAGGAGCCTGCAGTGGCCAGAGGTCAGGACGCCCTCGATGGCCTCGTAGATCTCTTCCTTTACGCCGGCGCCCTCATCGACTATAACGAGAAGGTGCTCGGCGTGAAAGCCTTGGAACCTGTCGGGCTGATTGGTAGATATCCCGAGAGCCACCCATTCGTCTTGGACTATCTGCAGCTCCGGGCTCTTCTTGGCCAGCTCACCGCCCAGGTCGATCTTGGACTTTCGGACAGAAGACCGGATCTCCTTCCAGACTAGCTTCTCGACCTGGCGCCAGGTGGGTGCAGTTGTTAGGACTATCGAATATCGAAAAGCATACAGGAACCATAGGGCTGTGTTCCCGGCCAGGAACGACTTCCCGACTCCATGGCAGGACCTGGCGGTTGTACGCGGGTTGTCCCGGACCGATTCTATGATAGATTTTTGGGCGGACCAGAGATCTGCTGCCAGAACTTTGTTAATCCACCAGACTGGATCTTTAGGCGCCCTTTGGCGGATCTGCTTTCTCTGTTCCTTGCTCAGGGATATTGTCATCTTCCATCATCAGATCCACCCAGGTCTCCAGGGCTTTGGCTTGTCTACCGGCGCCGTCTTCCCCGAGCATCTCCTGCTTAATTTTTAATGCATGGCAGATTCCTGAGGCACAGCCAGTGTAGAGAGCCACATACGCAGCAGAAAGCTTGGGAAGTTCTGCCAGATCTTTGGAGCCTTCCAGATCCTTCAACCGGCCATAGAGGATGGATTCTATCGTCCGGTGGAGCTTTTGCTTCCCGGCTACGATGTCATCCAGAACCTGGACCTCTGAGACTCGCTCGGCTGCGGCCTCCTGCAGTTCGGCCTGGCTTTTCTGGTATTGCTTCAGTGCCTCAGCCTGGACATTGTAATGCTTGGCGAAATGGTTGTCCAATGCACGGCGTGTGATTATCTCGCCCAGATCCCTTAGTCTCAGTTCAATCTGGCCTGTATTGAGATGGTCTTTAACCTTCCAGGCTTCAATCTGGCCACGGTATTCAGAGTTGCAGGCTTTGCAGCGAGAAGAGTATCTAGCGGGCATATTGGTAGGTTATGGCAGGTTGGTAGGTTAAACGCTCAATCTGGCAGGTTCGGCAGGTTAATGAGGAACGGCGGGCCGGGTAGATCAAGAGCCAAAATTGGCTGGAGGGTTATGTAAAATAAGATCCCAGCCAAGCCGGTCACGAGAGTGACTGTAATTAGAGCCCAGCTTCTTATCACTGCCATGTCCATCTCGACCCTATTACTGTAGAAAAATTTAAATACGTTTAGAACCAAGTGTCATTCATGGCATCCGACACTAAGACCTGTCCGTTTCTGAATCAGAGCTGTATTCAAGATAAGTGCTATCTCTACATTTTGAGATCTGATATGTCCCACGCAGATTGTTCAATAAGGCACATGGCTATGCGTGGGCCATTTCCTGGCAAATGAAACAGTTCTGATTCGCAATTGCAAATAATTCAAAAATATATTTTTTATAATGTGATTCATGCGAAGCTTCTGGCCAGGCGCATATTAAAGCCTAATGCGATAGAATGCTATTATTTTTAATTTAGGCCGATAAGAATATCTTTGAGGAACAGCTATCTAATTTTATGGGATACATAGTTGTCGTTTTGTCTCTCCTGCTTGTGTTAATTGCGCCTGCACAATGTCAACAGACTACAGAGGATTGGCCGAGCAAAGTAGATTTTCTTCTGATCCAAGGCAAATACAAGGAAGCCATAAGATGCTATGAGGTGGCTATCAAGCCGAATCAAAGCGACGCAGGGGCTTGGTATGATAAGGGGCTTGCTTTCTATTACCAGGATAAATTCGACGATGCCATAAGAGCATATGACGAATCTCTACGTCTCGATCCATGCTTTGCCAAGGCCTGGAACAACAAAGCAGTTGCTCTCTTGGACCTAGAAAAGTATGATGAGGCGATCAGATGCCTAAATGAAGCTATCAGGCTAGACCCGGATG